GGAAGTGGCTGGAACGCACGCCGCCGGAGATCTTCGCCCTCGATGGCCGCCAGCTCCTGCACCGCCGCGCCGAGGCGTTCAAGCGGGCCGGGCTACTCATCGAGGCCGATGACATCGCCTACGAGAACCGCAAGCGCGAGGCGAGGGGAGCGCCGCTTGTCACCTGGCAGCCGACGCACCCGCCAAAGAACTGCCTGCGCCACAGTTTCGCCACCTATCACGTGGCCCTGCACCGAGACCCTGGCAAGACCTCCCTGATCCTAAGCCACCGCAACCAGCAGGTGCTTTACCAGCACTACCTAGGGATCGCGACGAGCGCCGAGGCCGAGAAATACTTTCTGATTCTGCCGCGAAAGTAAGTTGCATACGCCTTAACCCTGCCTACACTGTCCACCGTGAAAGTCACGGCACATTACCGCGAGGGACGGAAGGCACCTTGGGAGGCACGCTGGTGGGTAAACCGCTCGATGCGGACGCGTTTCTTTGAGACGGAGGACGAGCGCAACCGATTCATCAAGAACTTCTCCCGTGAAATCGTGCAGCACGGCGAAGAGGTCTACAAGTTCGACAAGAACCGGATGCGCCGCTGGCAGGAGGCCGACCTCATCGCGCCCGATGTGGACCCCGTTGACCTCGCGCGGCACTGGGTGGCCACTCACGAATCGGCGCAGCTTGTGACGCTCAAAGACGGCGTGGTGCGCTTTCTCAAGGAACTCGAACTCGCGGGCCGGACGAAGGAATACCGCGCCCACGTTCGCGAGTATCTCAAGAGGTTCGTCAGCGAGTTCGGCGAGGCCCATCTCTCGGCCATCACGAGCACGCAGGTGTCAGACTTTATCCATGCGCTGCCCTTCAGTGCGATCACGAAGCGTCATGCGCGAAGCGGCATCGTCTCGGCCTACAAATGGTTTGTGAAGCAGGGATGGGCGGACAAGAACCCGGCGGCGGCGGTGCCCGTCCCGAAGGTCGACCTTGCCGAGCCGGGCATTCTGAGCGTCGAGGAGATGCAGCGGCTCTTCCACGCCAACGAGGCCGAGGACCCCGAAATCTGCGGCCTTCTCGCCCTCGGAGCCTTCGCCGGAATGCGAGCCTCGGCCATTGCCCGGCTTGAAGCCTCGGAACTCGACTTCGCGAGCAAGGCAATACTGACACCTGCCAGCAAGACGAAGAAAGGCCGCCGTCATTACATGGAGGGCTTGCCCGAGAACCTTTGGACATGGCTCGAACGCACACCGAAAGCGGCATTCAAAATGGAGCCGCGAACGCTTGCCACGCGCCGCGAAAACGCCTTTCGCCGCGCCGGGCTCCTCGTGACAAGCGAGGACGCCAAGCGAACGAAGCAGCAGCCCAAGGCTCCACCGAAGAACTGTCTGCGGCATTCGTTCGTCAGCTACCACGTGGCATTGCATCGCGATCCGGGCCGCACGGCGCTCCTCGTCAGCCACAAGGACCAGTCCATCCTCTGGAACCACTACCTCGGCGTAGCCAAGCGGGAAGACGCGGACCGATACTTCGCGATCCTGCCGACGGCATGAAGATGGAGCGCCCGCGACGTATTGTGTCGCAGTTAGGACGTATGATGCGGGCATGCAATTGGATCTGCGTCTTTCCGACCTGAAAGAGATTCCCCAATCCGTATTCCGCACGGAGGGGGTTACATCGCTCAATCTGGAATTCAACGAAATTACGGAGATTCCCGATACCATTGGAGAGATGCAGGATCTGGAGGAGTTGATCCTTGGTAACAATCGGATCTGCGAGATCCATCCGGCTGTGTTTCAGTTGCCAAAGCTGCGAAGACTGCGTCTATCCCGCAATTTACTTTCAGGTGTGTTGAAAGGCGTCGAATTCGGTTCTGGTCCTGCCATCGAATTGGATATTTCGTTCAATCAACTTGATGGTCTTGAGGGCTTTCGGGGCTGTGAACGGCTTGTTTCTCTGAATGCCTGTAATAACAGTCTGACTGATTTGCGGTCAGACCTTTTCCTTGAATCGCCTCGTTTGGAGTCGCTGCATATCGGGAACAACAAGCAATCCTTGATTCCCAAGGGCCTTTTCGAGGGCTTGAGGCTTCAGTCTCTATTCGTGCCCTATAACTGCTTGCAAGCGATTCAGTCAGACGCTGCCGAACTGTCGAATCTGCGTGTCTTGCACGTGCAAGGGAACCGGCTCCGAACCTTGCCACGTGGCATGAACATGTTGGAGGAACTCATTGCCCACGAGAATTGCTTTTCGGAATACCCGGATTCTTTGATGAATAATGTCCGATTGCATTTCGTTGATATGTGCTGCAACAAGATGACGTGCCTCCCCGATTGGTTGCCAAGTCAAACGTCGTTGTCCACGCTCATTCTATCCCGTAATCGGGTGAAATGCCTGCCTGCTTTTCTTCTCAAGATTCCTTGGCTGAGTTACGTGTCTTTGGCTGATAATCCGTTGATGGATGTTCCAAAAATCAAGGAGAAGAGAGACAAGCCAAAGTGTCAGGAGGAAAAGCCGGAGTCTCCAACCATGTTGAATAAGGACAGGAATATGATTATTGAAAGTGGCGAGCTCGCGTTTCAGAAGGAAAAGCCGAGTCAGCAGAAACTGCGATTAGATCTTGAAGGTCACATGCTCGATACTGAGACCGCCAAGAAACTGTCTAATTATCCTGCGTATTTTCATCTGCTCGCGTAACCACAAAGATGGTGGACTAGGCCATGTTGTATTCGGGTAGCACGCCGTTGTATCTCGTTGTCCCGACTGCAAGTTAGGACTTTCTCGCACAATCCGCTTGCCACGTTTGGAAATGTGAACATGCGTATATCTCGCAACCCGAAGCGACGGACGCCGGAATGAATCCACGGTGTCCGCAACGGTTGCCGTCGCGGTCTTGGGGTAACTGGCCGCGACTCCGCAGAAGCTGGCAGGCGGAGGGAGTGTCGGCTGGGTTCAAAAGATGAACAAAGGAATACAATATGGCTGCGTTCAGCGCACTCACGATCTCCCGCCCCGCGTTCCTGAAAGCCCTCGATTGGGCGACAGTGCAGGGCTTCTTGAAACCCTTCGCGGCGTATCTTGCCGCACGGGGCTTTGACCTCGAAACTTCGCCCGATGACGGCGATTACGTCGCGCTGGGCGACATTCTTGCCCGGCCCTGTGCCGACACGCCGAACGCGCTCCTCGATGGGCTTTTCATCACGGAAGAAACCGCTCACGGAGCCGCGCCGGACGACTTGCTTGATGACGCCAGGCGGCTCGGCATCGAGATTCCCAATGAGGTGACGATGCTCGAAACGGTGCTCCGCATCTGGAACGCTTCGCCGGACGCCATCCGCACGCGCCACATGGAGCTGACGCTTGCCAAGGTGCGCACCTTCGAGTTCTACAACGCCGAGGACGAGCGCGCGCTCCTACAGATTCCGACTGAGGCGGCGCTGAAGGCGGTCGCCACGGGCCTCGACGAGTGGTTCGACAAGCGGCGGCGCGGGCGCGGTTGCCAGATTCGGCTCTTCCAGCGCGACACGGAACTCTGGTTCCTCCTCTCGCACGGCGAACTCTACAAGCGCGTTGGGACATGGGAGGACGGCAAAAGCGGCAGCCTCGGCTACCGGCCTGATAAATACGATGTCGTGGTGTATGACGAGCTGACGAAGGAGCTGCGAGTGAACGCCGCGCTCAACCTGCGGGACCTCTACCGGCGGCAATTCGGGCTCCTGCTCTTCGGCACCGAAAACCACTTTCCCGGCGAGAACAAATACACGCTGGAGCCGCTCCGCGAGCTGGGCGAAAAGTCGCTCATTTGCGCCGACGTTCCGGGCCTCAACTGGGTGAAGCTCACGCGGCTGACCTACGAGCTCAAGGGCGACAAGCGCATCAAGCGGACGGACGCGGCGGAAAACCTCTTCGAGTCCTACGATTACCAGAAAACCGGTATCACGGACGATGCCCGGCTCATGTCGGCGAGCTTCGCCGTGCGCTTCAAGGACAATCCGAGGCCGCGCACGGTCACAATCAAACCGACAAATGTCGCCCTCTACACGCGGGACGGTGACAGCCATGCGATCGACGAATGGCTCATGCGGCGCGGATTCATCCAGCAACGAAAGGTGGCGAGCTATGCCCAAACCGAATGCGTTCTGGCAATTGCTTGAGTCGCCCGCCCGCACGGGGCGACCGCTCTCCACCTGGAAGCTGGCCCTGCGCGAGGAGTTCGACCTCGTCGCAAGCTACATCGTGCCGACCGGCGCGCTGGCGACGACGATGCCCTGTGCGCGCACCTTTGCCGGGCACTTTTGCAGCTACCGCATCGTCGAGCACGAGGATGGGACTTTTGCGGGTGTCTGCGATGAAGGCCGCTGCCCGCGCCGGATCTTCCAGCGCGAAGAACTGGCCCAGCACGCGATCGACGAGGACCGGCTGGCAAAGGAGCTGACGGCACTTCTCTCCATCACGCCCTCGCCTCAGGAAGTCGATGGAGTGGGGCGGAGCCGCCGACTTGGCTTCCTCAAGGGCGAGGAACGGATCCCCGTCATTTTGACCACCCAATGGACGGTGCCGGATTGCAACCGCTTCCTCGCCGACTTCTACGCGGATCGGTCGGGGCGCGTCCTGTGGATCTTCCCGACGGCGCGCCGTCTCGATGACAAGAGCCAGCGCATCCTGTCCAAACAGGAGGCAGTCGTCTTCACGATCGAGGGCCACTTCGAGATCGAGAACGGCGCCATCAAGCTGCTGCCGGAGGGCTCGAAGGAGTGGGACGACACGCTCTTCAAACTGACCGGAGTAGGCGTCCACGAGCACGGTTTCCACGTGCCAGCCGGGGCGAAGTGGAGCGACTTGACGCTACGCTTCCGTGACGGGCACACGATACAGGCAAGCCTCGGCAAGCAGCGGCGGCGCTTCAACTACCGCGACATCGGCCTTGTCGACAAGCGCAAGGACGGCCCTGACGCCCAGTGGGATCTCCTCCAGCGCTTTGCGGCGAACTACGGCTCGCTCAACTGGTCGAGCCAAGGTTCTGACACTCGGAATCAGAAGCGCAAGGAACGCCTTTCCGAAGCCCTGAAGAGCTTCTTCGGGATCACCGGCGAGCCATTCAATTACGTCGCAAGCGACGGCGGATGGGAGAGCGTCTTCAACATTCAGCCCGAGTAGGTCGACAAGCGTCGACAAATCGACAAAAGCCCCGAAAACGGCTCCACGCCATCCAAAAGGCCCAAACCCTAGCAATCATGCGGGTTTGGGCCTTTTTTGTGCCCTGTTTCCGCCGTCGACAGATCGACAAATCAAATGACCAAACGAAGAAAAGTGAAAAATCTTTTCGGGCCTGAATCCCTAGTAAATATGCGGGTTCCGAGGCTTTTGGTTTTCTGACGGCCCGTCGACAAATCGACAAGTCGCCAAGAGGGGCGTGAACACGAACACGCAACCCACCTTGGACGAGAAGTTGGACGCCCTGACGCGGCGGATCGACGAACTCGGCCAGCTTATCACCTCGAAGCAGACGCCGGAACTAAAGTTCTGCCTGACCGTCGAGGAACTCTCCAGTCGCTGGGCCCTCGGGCCTGAGGCTGTCCGCCGCCTTGTGCGCAGTAAAGAACTGCGACCCCTGCGCGGCTTTCGCCCCTTCCGCTTCACGATGGAGGAAGTCCGCCGCTACGAGGCGCAGACGACCCATTCCGCACGGAAGGGGGGCCGCTAATGCCCCGCAACGAGGAGCATCGCATTCAGGCGGCCCTGTTCAAATGGGCCCGCTACAGCGCGGCGGAGACGCCCGTTTTGCGCCTGATGTTCGCGATCCCGAACGGCGGCGCACGCGACGCCATCACCGGCGCGATCTTGAAGGCCGAGGGCGTGAAGCCGGGCGTGCCGGACATCTTCCTGCCGGTCGCATCGGGGCCATTCCACGGGCTCTTCATCGAGCTAAAAAGCGCAAAAGGCCGGGCCTCGCCCGAGCAACGCGAATGGCTGACTGCGCTCCGTGAGCGCGGCTACGCAACCGCCCTCTGCCACGACCTCGGCGAGGCCATTGACACCGTCTCCCGGTACCTCGCCGGAGAGGCCATCCCCTCCATCAGAACTTTCACGAACAACTGCAAATAGCTATGACCGAACAGAATACAAACACGCTTGCCCTTGTGAGCGGCAAGATCGCGCTGCCCCAGCGGGCAGTCATCTACGGACCCGAAGGCATCGGCAAGTCGACCCTCGCCGCCGCCTTCCCAGCACCCGTCTTCCTCGATACCGAAGGCGGCACGGCGCAGCTCGACGTCGTCCGCTTCCCGCGCCCCGAATACTGGGAGCACGTTGCAGACACGGTCACGCAGCTCGCCACCCGCGAGCACGACCGCCGCACGCTCGTCATCGACACCGTGGACTGGCTGGAGCGCCTCCTCGCTGAATACCTCTGCCGCCGCGCGAACAAGGACAGCATCGAGGACTTCTCCTACGGCAAGGGCTACACGATCCTCGCCGAAGAGTTCTCGCGTTTCCTCGGCTCGCTCGAAGCCCTCCGCAAACGCGGGATGCACGTCGTGATGGTCGCACACTCGACGATCCGCAAGTTCGAGCAGCCCGACGCCGCCGGTGCCTACGACCGCTATGAGCTGAAGCTCAGTAAGCAGTGCGCCCCGCTTCTCAAGGAATGGTGCGACCTGCTCCTCTTCGTCAACTACTTCACGAAGGTCACGGAAGGCGAGGGGAAGAAGCGTGCCATAGGCGGCAAGGAACGCCGCATCTACACGACCCACTGCGCCGCCTACGACGCCAAGAACCGCCACGGCCTCGCGGACGTAATCCCGATGGACTTTGCCGCGCTGGAGGCGGTGTTCCCCGCAACATGTAAGCAATCCTTACATGTTCCCGTAGCGGCGGCTTCTGTCCCCGCAACCCCCGCGCCGAAGCCCTCCGCACCCTCGATCCCCGTCGAGCCGCCAAGGCCCTGCACGCCGCAGCAGATCGAGAACATCCAGACGCTCTGGGCCAAGCTCAACTACGGGCCTGCGGAGCTGACGAAACTCTTCCGCTGGCTCGAAGCCGACGACCTCGAAGGCGTCGAAAACTGGCAAACCCTCACGATGGATCAGGCCGCAAGGACCATCGGCTTCCTCACGAAGAAACTCACCGAAAAGGAGACCGCCTAACATGAGATACGTATCCAATAACGCCGAGAACCTGCCCCGCTTCGTCCCCGCCGGAGACTACCTACTCACCGTGCTCGAAGCCGCCGAGACCGTGTCCCAGAACGGCACGGAAATGATCAAGCTCAAGCTCGAAGTCGAAGGCCACGGGGTGCGACTCTTCGACTACCTCGTGGCGTCCGAATCGAGCTACTGGAAGATCGACACCTTCCGCAAGGCGATCGGCGAGGCTGTCACCCAAGGCGAGGAAGTCGAACTCGTCGCCGCGAACCTCGAAGGCCGTCAGGGCTACGCCCGCCTGCGCATCGAGGACTATCAGGGCAAGCGAAACAACAAGGTGGACATGTGGCTCACCAAGCGCCCGGCGACCCGCCCGGCAGCGCCGAAGCCCGCTCCCGCAACCGCCGCCGCGAAGAAGGACGATGACAATGTGCCATTTTAACCTTCGCCCCTATCAGGAGGAGTTTCTCCTCGCCGTGCGCCGCGACTTCCAGAGCCACAACCGGCTTCTGGGCGTCGCGGCCACCGGGGCGGGGAAAACCATCCTCGCCTCCGAACTCATGCGCGGCTGGGACGGCAAGTGCCTGTTCCTGGCCGACGCGCAGGAGCTCGTCCACCAGAACGCCGACAAGTTCCACAAGTATACCGGCGAGTTCGCCGCCGTGGAAATGGCCGAGCAAAGCGCCCGCCCCGGCGAACGCGTCGTGATCGCGACGACGCAAAGCATCTGCCGCCGCCTCGAAAAGTGGCCCGAAAACTACTTCGACCTCGTGATCGTCGACGAAGCGCACCGCAACACGCTCGGCGCGATGGCGGCGAAAGTCCTCATCCACTTCGGCGGCGCGAAGATCCTCGGCGTCACCGCGACACCCTTCCGTTCCGACCGCCGCCAACTCGGCAGCTTCTACGAGAAGATCGCCGTGGAGATCGGCCTTGCCCGGCTCATCAAGGAAGGCTGGCTCGCCCGCATCGTCATCAAAAGCGTGCCCCTGCCGGTCGACCTCAGCAGCGTTCGAACGACGGCGGGCGATTACAACGACGGCGACCTCGGCGACGCCATCGCGCCCCACCTGCGCGAGGCGGCAAAGCTCCTGCGCCAGCACGCAGCCGGGCGCAAGACCGTGGCCTTCCTGCCGCTCATTGCGACGAGTGAGGCGTTCGTGGCTGCGTGCCGTGAGGAGGGCCTGCGCGCCATCCACGTCGACGGCAACAACCGCGATGGCCTCCGCGCCTACGAACGCGGCGAATACGACATAATCTCGAACGCCTCGCTCCTCTCGACCGGCTGGGATCACCCGGCAACGGACTGCGTCTTCATCCTGCGCCCGACAAAGAGTCTCTCGCTCTTTCAGCAGATGGTGGGGCGGGGCACACGCATGGCGGAGGGCAAGGAGAACCTGCTCCTGCTCGATCCGCTCTTCCTGACCGACGACCATTCGCTTATCAAGCCCGCCCGGCTCATCGCGCATAGCGACGAGGACGCGGCGGCGCTGACGGACAAGCTCGCGGCGGGAAGCGGCGAGGAAGTGGACCTACTCGACGTCGAGGAGGATGTCGTTGAGGAACGCGAGTCGCGCCTTGCCGAGGTCTTGAAGAAACGCGCCCGGCGCAAGCCTCGCACGATCGACGCGGTGGAGTTTTGCCTCAGCCTGCACGCTGTCGAGGTGGCCGACTACGTGCCGGAACTCTCGTGGGAGGGCAAGGCGCCGAGCGAGCGCCAGATTCAGGCACTGGAGAAGGCGGGTTTTGACACTGACTGCATCACTTGCCGGGGCCACGCCTCGCGCGTTCTCGACCTGCTCTTCACGCGCCGCGAACACGGCCTTGCGACGCCGCGCCAGCTGAACTTCCTGCGCTCGCACGGGCACCCGAAACCTGACCTCGCGACCTTCGAGGAAGCGCAGGCATGGATCGGCGAAACGCTGGGGAGGGCAGGATGATCCGTTACAAATCCAAGGGCATCCCGGGCGCGCCGGACTTCCGCAAGATCGCGGAGTCCGTGCTCGGGCCGGTCGAGTGGCAGGACGCAGAGACGGGCTTTTGCGCCTGTCCCGGAGCCGAGCTGCACACCTCGCCGACGAAGGACCGCGACTGCCGCGTGACGCTTGATGCGGACGACGGCTATGCGCCAACCCTCTACTGCTTCCACGACAGTTGCAAGGAGGCCGTGGCGGACGCGAACCGCCGCCTGCGCTCCGAGCTTGGCAAGGCCGAATGGCGTGCCAATCCGGGTGCGGCGGCGTTCGCCCCACGGCCCCGCGTCGAGGACTACGGCGACCCGTTCGAGGCGCTCCTCAAGACCTGCTTCGAGCCGACGGACATCGTCTCGATCGCGCCCGGCATGACGCCGGACGGCGAGACGCGGGCGGTGCCGGAGCACGGCGGCGTCAACGTCTATACGCGGGACGAGTGGATCGAGCGGGCGAAGTCTAAGGGCGGCGTCGCGCGGCTCTTTTCCGGCAAAAGCGGCCTCTACATCCGTATCAACCCGGTGACGCCCAAGGCCCACGGCGGCGACAAGGATGTGACGCGCTTCCGCCATACGCTGATCGAAAGCGACAAACTCCCGAAGGCCGAGCAGGAGAAGATCCTGCGCGCCTCGGGCCTGCCTATAGCCGCGCTCATCGACTCCGGCGGTGCGTCAATCCACGCCTGGGTGCGGGTCGATGCCGCGAATAAGGAGGAGTTCCACGCCCGGCGCGAACGGGTCTGGAAGGCGCTCCCCGAGTCCTTCCCGATCGACGGGGCGAACAAGAACCCGTCGCGCTTTTCCCGCTGCCCCGGCGGGCTGCGCGGCGAGGCGGTGCAGAAGCTCCTAGCCCTCAACCTCGGCCCGGCCTCCTTCGCGGAATGGGAGAGCGAGGGCGACGGCCTCGGCCTAGCCGCGCCGCTGCGGGTGTCCGAGCTTGGCCGCTTCGATACAACGCACGACCCGAACACGGTCCTTGGAAACCGCTGGCTTTGTCGCGGCGGCAGTCTTGTTGTCGTCGGCCAGTCGGGCGTCGGCAAGTCGTCGTTTTCGATGCAGCTCGCGGTCATGTGGGCGCTCGGCCTGCCGGTCTTCAATATCCGGCCTGCCAAGCCGCTCCGCAGCCTCTTCATTCAGGCCGAGAACGACATCGGCGACCTCGCCGAGATGTTTCAGGGCGTTCGGGAGGGCATGGGACTGACAGTGGAGCAGACGGCGGCACTTGAGGAGAACCTCATCTTCTACCGCGACACGATCCACTGCGGCGCGGACTTCGCAAAGGCGGCGGAAGTCCTCATCAAACGCCACAAGCCGGACCTCGTCTGGGGCGACCCGCTCCTCAACTACATCGGCGACGACGCGAGCCAGCAGAAGGTCATAAGCGAGTTCTGCGGGCGGCTATTGAACCCCATATCGGAGCGCACGGGCATCATCTGGTGCTTCATGCACCACACTGGCAAGCCGACTGCCGACCCTCGTGCGAAGAGCCACTGGACGGGTTCCGACATGGCCTACAGCGGCCTCGGCTCCTCCGCGCTCACGAACTGGGCGCGCGAGGTGGCCGTCCTCACCCGCGTCAAGACGCCCGACGGGATGCCGCTCACGTTCCGCTTCGAACTCTGCAAGCGGCGGCGGCGTGCAGGCATGGCAGACGTGCTCGGCAACCCCACCGAGGGCATCTACGTGCGCCACGGCGACACGGGTATCTGCTGGCAGCAATGCGCCGACCCGACGCCGCCAGAAAAGGAGAAGCCAAGCGGCGCGACCTACACCATTGGGAAGAAGGGCGGAGGGCGGCCCAAGGCGCGTCCCGAGCCTATTCCCGAGTTCGACTCGATCACGAAACTGAGCCGCGAACAGGAATCCGAACTGTCCGTGAAATACGAAATCTCGATCTCCACCGTGCGCCGTCGCTGGCGCGAACATTTGAAAGGCAAGACCACCAATGAAGGCTGAAACCCTACGACGTTACTTCGGCGATATGCCGCCGCTCGATCATTACCCCCTCCGCGATGCCGACTGCGAATTCCGCTGGGAGGACTCCGAGGTCGTCGACTACATCATGAGCCATCCTGGCTTCATGGCGAACCTGTTCTCGCAGATCACAAAGTCAGGCGCGATTCGTTTCAATCCGTTGACGAAAACATGGCAAGGCTATCGGTATCAAGACGAGCCGAAAAAGTCTGCTGTCAAAACTCGCTGTCAGAACTCGACCTCTACTCAACCCTGCCGCTGTCAAAATCCAATACTCCCCCTCGGAGAGGGGGGAGTATTGGGATATTGTGACAGCAGGCTTACCCCTAACCCCAAAATGACAGCCGCCGTCAATATTGACAGCGACGCTAACGATATCGAAAGCGAGGTGCGGCGATGAGTGGCGGCGACTACTCTGAACGCCAGCGAGCACGCAACGCGGACTACAGCCGCGCCTACGCCGACTGGGTCGCCAAGCTCGGACCTCGCGAGCGTCGCAAGCTACGCAAGCAGGGCCTGCTCTCCGCCGAGCCTGACCGCTACGAAACAGGCAAGCCCTGCGACGTGTCGGAGCTACCCCTAGTCGGCGATGACGGCGTGGCGATCGACTGCGACGACAACGACGACGCGGCGGACCCTGCGCTCACCATGGTGAACCCCAAGCAGGCCGCGCCGGACTACGACCGCGTTTGGGAGGTGTTGCGGCGGCTACTTGGCGAACTCCTCTCTACGCCCAACGCGCAGCTCTCGCTTGAGTGCCTGGCGCTCGTCAGCGGCGTCGGCTTCATGGGCGACTCGATGACCGCCATTGCGAAGCGCCACGGTGTTACCCGCGCCGCCGTCTCCAAGCGCTGCATCCAGTTGACCGAGCAGCTCGACATGCTGCCGAGCCGCGCCATGC